GCTGTTGTAGAAGTAAGACCGTCTAAGCAATTAAGTTCAGCTGTTGTAGAAGTAAGACCGTCTAAGCAATTAAGTTCTGTAGTAGTTGAAGTTAACCCATCTAAGCAATTTAACTCTGCTGTAGTTGAAGTTAACCCATCTAAGCAACCAAGTTCAGTTGCTGTAACGTCACTAGCACAAATGGTATTACTATCAACCCAAACTGTTACTTTGTTTGCGCTTCCAGTACCATCAACGTTTCCTGCGCTAGTTGCAAATATATCAGCTAAGTCTCTACCAGCAGATAAGATACCGTTACTTGTTGATGAAACGTTTAACGATTCAGTTGTAATGTGACCGTTCGAGCTTAGGTCGCCTGCTATAGTTTGTAAGCTTTCACCTATATTTTTAACTGTTATGCTACTAAGTTGAGCCGTTTGAAGTTGTATATTTTCTGTTACCCCGTCTACTCTATTTAATTCAGCCGTTGTAGCTGTAAGACCATCTAAGCAATTAAGTTCGGCTGTAGTAGCAGTTAATCCATCTAAGCAATTAAATTCTGTTGCAGTGACACCTGTTGCGCATAAATCTTTTGCGTAATTAAGATCGTCTTTATCACCTGTAAAGCCATCTAAAGTATTTAACTCTGCAGTAGTTGAAGTAAGACCATCTAAGCAACCAAGTTCAGCTGCTGTAACGTCACTAGCACAAATGGTATTACTATCAACCCAAACAGTTACTTTGTCTGCGCTTCCAGTACCATCAACATTTCCTGCGCTTGTAGCGAATATATCAGCTAGGTCTCTTCCTGCAGATAAAATACCATTATTAGTTGAAGAAACACTTAATGACTCAGTAGTAATGTGACCATTGGCACTTATGTTACCACTAACGGTTAGTTCTTCTCCCGGGGTTGTATTATTACCTACGTTTATTCCAACCTTAGTACCAAAACCAAATACTGCTCTATCTCCAGTATCTTGATCCAATAATAACATTTGTTTACCCCCGGCAACCAATCTTAATCTATCAGCAGAATCAGATTCAATCCAAGTAGCTCTATCTTTTTCAAAATATATTCTCTGATCTTCATCTAAAATTATATCACCATTTGTAAATATATCACCAATAGCGCTAAGACTACCACTAGCGCTTATATTACCACTAACAGTAAGTTTTTCTCCAGGTGTAGCGGAACCTATGCCTATTTTATCGTTACCAGCATCAACAAAAAGTAGATGAGTATCAGAGTCTCCTTCAGCTCTAAAGTCTACGTCTGCGCCTGCTTCGTTAAAAGTGATTTCGCTGTTAGTATCCTGAGTAATATCTATAAAATTAACACCGCCAGCTTGAATATTAATATCATCATCAGTAAAACTAATGAAAGTATCATCGTCCCCGTTATGAATAAGACATGCTCCAATACCAACACTACCAGCTACATCAAGCATATAATCTGGTCTATTTGTATTAATACCAAGCCTTCCCTCCAAATAATTACGACCTGAACCTGAAGCACTGAGACTACCATTAGAGCTTATATTACCAGATATAGTAAGCGCTTCGTCTGGTGAAGTTGTATTAATACCTACTCTGTTATTTGTTGCATCTGTAGCTAGAATCTCGTTACCATCATCTGCCATTATATGCACATCGACATTTGCGTTAGTATTGTTAAGAATAACCTTACCAGAACTTGCGTCGTATTTTAGCGCCGACTTACCACCAGCAACTAAGTTAACTGAATTAGCTCCAAATAATAGGTGAGTATCGTCATCGCCATTGTGATAGAGGTAGCTGTTGATGCCCATAGTACCATTCACATCTAGTGTATGATCTGGTGCATTAGTACCTATACCTACGCAATTACCAAAGCATGTATTTCTACCTGAGCTTAAGTAAGGCGTTTGAATAGTACCATTATCATTAAAGAATATATCATCACCGTTTTTATCAATAAAGTGAGCTATAGGTTCACTACCATTTTGTTGTACTACTAGAGCTGGCCCTGTACCTTCATTAACTACGGAGAGTGCAGAAGTAACAGAAAACACCGTATCAATACATGTTATGTCTCCGGTAACTGATAAGTTTCCAGTTATTGTTGTATTATCTGAAAATGTCTTACACCCTGCTATAGTTTGATTACCGGAAGTTCTTACTACTGTACTATCAACAGCTACAGTATTATCTGTTATAGTTACCCCATCACCTCTTCCTACTGTTAATGTAACTGTACCAGATGTACCACCTCCAGATAAACCTGAACCAGCAGTTACTCCTTCTATTGTTCCAGATCCGCTTCCTCCAAAAATATCAGCTAAGTCTCGTCCTGCTGAAACAAATCCGTTACGTGTTGACGATGCACTTAAGCCTACTACATTAGCTCCTGCTCCAACTGATAAACTTTCAGTGACAGTAAGCCCGTTCTTTACCTTAAAATCTTTATTGGACATAACATGAGGTTCACTCTCCCCTCGCTATTATTTATTCACCGGGTCCGTCTAATTAATAAAAAGAAGTGCCTTCAATAATGCAAGCAATACCAGTTTCTGATCCTGTTATATCTATATCAATCGTTGAACCTGAACCGCTAACATCTACTGCATTAAGTAGAGAAACTGCTTGAGAGTCTAAAATAGCATATGTAGTTGAAAATACTGATGAATCATTATAACTTACTAGCATTTCAAAGGTAGTTCTCTTTGTACCTTTAGATAAAGTAACTACTAATTTAGCTGATTTAAAGCCAGATTTCGCAAAAGTATTAATTGTAGTTTCACTACTACCTACAGTACCGTTATATATTTTCTTTCTAGATATAGTGCTAGTACTACGCTGTTCGAATTGATCAGTAAGTACTAAATTACTATTAGCACTTAACGCAGATGAAAAGGAATTAGCACTATTAGTTCTAGCTACAGTATTGTTAACTTGTATGTCATTAGCATTAACAGTTATACCGTCTCCAGCAACAGCATTTAATGTAACAGTGCTTGAAGTTCCTCCTCCAGTTAACCCGGCGCCTGCATCAACCTGTGTAATACCAGCATCAGCTGACTTAGCAAATATATCAGCTAGGTCCCTACCTGCTGAAAGTATAGTTTGTGACGCTTCTAAGCTCTTTACACTCAAGTCACCATCTTTAGATTGAACGGCTACTGAACCTCCACCGCCACCATAGTTTTCAATATATTTTCTTAAATTACGTAATTCGTCACTAAATCGTTGATTAATTGTACTTTCAAACTGAGATTTAAATTTTTCTGGGTTAAACTCTTCTTCCTCTTCCTCAGGTTGCTCAGGTATATTAATAGTAATAAAGTCTTTTAACTGCCTTACTTCTGTTCTTACATCGTTATTAATAATGTCCTTTAAGCTTCTTATCTCTCTCTGTATATCTTCCCTCAATACCTTCTTTTTATCTTCAATAAGCTTTATTATATTTTTCTTAGTAGTGTCATTTAGAGCTGTATACTCTGTTTCAATTTTATCAATCTTTGAATTAAAGTATTCGTTTATTTTATTATTAGCTTGTTTAGCTTTTTGCGTCAACTCCTCTTTTACTAAGTCTATTGAAGAATAAAAAGATTTAGATTTTTTATTTAAAAGTTTACTATATCGATTAGATGAATTCTTTATACTTTTTTCAAGCATAGAATCTTTCTTTTCTAAAAGTTCTTTATATTCTTTTAAGTCTTTTTTAGATTGTTGGTATTTATCTTCAATTAATTTTTCAGCTTCTTCTAGCTTTTGCTCTAGTATACCTTTATCTTTATCAACTTTTTTAGTTAACTCTTTGCTTTTTTCAATAGATTTTAAAAATATATCTTCTTTTTCTTTACTATAGGTCTGATCATCTATTCTCTTCACCAGCTTTTCATCTAGTAATTTTATAGAATTAGATAATTGATCTTTAATTGTAACTATCTTATCAGTAAGAACTGAAGATGAAGAAGTCATTTCATCTTTTAAATTTTCAACTTTATTACTTATTTCAGTATGAGCTTCATCTATTATTTTTAAAGATTCGTTTAAATGATTTTGTACTTCTTGTACTTTATTTGAAGCAGCTATAAAACTCTCTTCTAGATTAGTAGTGAGGTTGTTATAAGCTTCTGTTATTTTGTTTTCATTAGCTTGATCTGCTCTCACAAGATCTGCTATTTCATTAGCAAACTGCTCTTTTAAAATATTAAATTTTATACCATATTCTTCTAAAACTTGCTTATTGTTTTCTATTCTTGGAGAAAGAGCCATGACCTTTTCCTCATAGAAAGATTCCAATTCATAATCTATCTCTCGCTTTAAGAGTATATTATTTTTTTCTGTGTTATTTTCTACTACAGTTTTATAATCTAAATTATTAATCTTATTAAGAAGAAATGACGCGTCATTTTTAAATTCTCTTTTAAGATCATGTAAGCTCTCTCTTAAAAAAGATTTGAGCTCTTTTATCTCTCTTAAATCTCCTTCTGTAGTAGCTAGCATACGCATATATTTATCTTAAAACATTAAGAATATATAGCTTCTGCTTTAATAATAGCAGTTCTTCCTTCTCCAAATGACGATATATTTAGAAATACTTCATCATTTGATAGTGATATGGATATATCATCTAGCTCTCCCTGATCCTGTGCATCAACTATACTATAAACTGTACCGGAAACCGAGGTACCGTTATGAGATACTAACACTTCGCATGAAGTTGATGCAGAACTGCTGAAGACAGTTAGTAAATATTTTATTAACTTTAAATTAGTTCTGTTAAAAACTGCTACTTTAGTAGTTGTAGTTCCTATATTCTCTGCAATAAAGCTCTTTTGTTCGATTCTATGATTTTCTCTTTCAATAGCTAGAGTATTTTGTATGTTCAGATCACCAGCTATAGTACCTCCAGACTTATCTAAGAATCTATTAGAAGCTTCCCCTGTACTAATAAAATCAGCATTGTTCCTTAACAATGTTACATCATTACCAGCTGACAGGTAAATAGGATTAGGTTCATCAAATTGATTACCTGTAATACTAAAATTATAAGTAAGTAGATCATTCCCGTCTACTTTTTCTGGTTCAAAAGATACCCGTATACCGCTTAAACCTTTAAAATTAAAAAATCTTCCCATTATACATATTTAATGGGAGTAAAATTAATTGCACTAAATGTTAGCTTATCAAAAGTTTTTGTATCGAATTTAATTTTTTGTGTTTGGACCTGTTTTTGATTCGCTACGTTATTAAGTTTTTTAGCGGCGCGCTTGGATAAGCAAACAGCTTCATTACTACATAAGCTTACGTCAAAGCTTCTACCTGAAGGCTGTTGTCTAAGTTTTTTATATTTTTTAGTTTTTTCGTAAACAGGAGAACTTACATCTATTTTTTTAGATATAACTTCTTTAAAAAACTCTCTTAAGAAATAATTAGGAAAGAGGAGATTACTTTCAATTAAAAAATAGTAATCATAATTGTGTTTTTTATCGTCAAGGAAATAATTGTAGAAGGTCAAAAAATTTTCTACGTTTGATTTTTCAGATGTATTAAAAAAATAATTAGCAATTCCGTCTAATTCTTCTTCTCTATCATAATCAAACCCAGTATAAGCTATTGCAGTCTTATAATCCCTTTCAACATTAACCCAGTGTTTAAAAGCTACAGCTCTCTTTTTGTAATCTGTAACTGTACTGAATACTAAACATTTAGGCATTGCTATTTTCTAGTTTTACCCTGGCCTCTATATTTCTTTTTATAACACTTACTGTTTTTATTATTAGAGCTCTTTTTCTTGGAAGGACAACCGGGTCTTCTCTTAACCTTTCTGGGTTCGTTTAACGATGTGTATTTGGTTTTCTTTTTCATTTATTCATATACTGCATATACCAGTCACTAATTTCAAAATGAAATTCTTTTTCAGTAAGATTTTCATCATCAATGCTAATAAAGCTATAAGGTTCATTCATTTCATCTCGTTCATAAACTAAAATTCTTCTATCTACAGAATCTAATTTAAAAACATAATTCTCAATATTCGCTTCCATGTTCTAATAATGTTTCTATTTCGTCTATTGCTTGTCTAGCTAATACTAAATATATACTCAAATCTATATCATATGAAACGTCTTTTCCGACCATTTCATCTAGTATAAAGTATACTCTTAAATTTTCAACTTTAACTTCTTCGTCATTAAGAATCCACTCAGCGTCAACAAGTACCCCGTCCCCTTGTTCAATAGGGGACGGGAGAAAGACTCTATGTATATTTACCATTAAGCAGCAGTAAGTAGCGTAAGGCCCTGCCGCGAAAGATTAGCATTAGTCATGTTACGAATAAACTTAGCAGCTGACTGCTTTCCATTATGAGTTTCATACTCGGTAAGAGCATTCAATGCATCCCACCTAGTTTCTCCGCAATTACCTCTTCCGCTTTCAAAAAGGTCTACAATTTTTTCACGCTTATTGATACGACGAGTCGATTCATCTTTTTCAACAGGAATAAGCTTCTGCGTAAGCTTTACCATTTGATTTTTAGTAAACTTAAGACTTTTAAGTCTTTTCATTACCCCCTCAAAGTTTTTAGCTGACTCTACAGAAGTAACGATACTATCAATCATAGCTTTAACTCTATCATCAAATGTAGAAGCGTGATGAGCTCTATTATCAGCACAGCTTTTGATAAGGTGAAAAGCATTATCACATGAAATACGAATAGTAGATGGTACAACCTTATTAGAACCCATACCAGAGTGATCTACCACTGTATAAAAATAAGGTTCAACCTTATCACCATCAACATTAATAGGTTCAGGTAGTTTAGATTGGATAACTACCTTCTTACCTCCTTTAGACTCAGTATATCCAACATGTTGGATATCTCCAATCTTCCTAGAAGCCCTACCAATAACATCAACCATTTCTTCCATTTGAATAGGTCGATAACTTTCACCCACCATACCAAGATGGCGGCCAGTATCAGCACGTTGAAGCGAATATGCTCCAGGAATGCTGTTTCTTTCCCCGTCGAAGACAGGCACTTTGTTAACCTCAAATTGAGGTACATCCTCTAATGATTCAATTTCTGTGAAGAATCCCATTTTTCTATTTGTTTTTTTGTTTTGTTCTTGTTACTCCTTTATTATATCAGAGTTCCTATTTTAATTTACTAAGTTCAAGATCTTTGAATTTATCATTAACCTTAGTAAAAGAGTCATAAATCTTAATTAATTCCGTAGTTAACCGTTCCATTTTTCTAGCATCCATTTCTTCTTTTGAATAGTAATATTCTCTCCAAGTCTTAAAATGAACAACATGATTCCAATAACCAAATAAATTAAATTGTATACAATGTCTTAATTCATGAAGTAGGGAGCTAAATATATATCTTTTATTATTATTGTTAATATCTAAGCTAATTATATAATTACGCTTAGTTTTTTGATGACAATAAGAAGTTCTAGGTATCCTACTTTTATGAACTTTTACATTTAGATTAATTTTCTTCTTATGATTATATTCTAGTAGGGTAGTTAAAATTTTACCTAATAAATTATAATCTAGTTTAGTATCTTTTTTAATTCCTTGAGACGGTTCTAATAATATCATCCAACTTTTTTAATAACAGGTTCAGAGCAGCCTTTACTAAGCAATTTTTCTCTTGCCGCTTTAGCTTCATCAAAAGTATCGAGACGTTCCTTTAGAAAACGCAAGACATCGCCTTGCCTCTCACGATATTCGATAATATACCTACCGAATTCGAAAGGTTTCTTAGGAAATCTCTTCTTCACACTCATATTATATCAAAGTTCCTTATCGGTTCAATTAAATATTTACATGTTTGAGGAAAAAATTCTAGCTAATAGTAGTGAAAAGCAAGCAAAACTTAAGGGTCCTGCACTGAGAGCCTATAAAAAACCTGATATTGGTGTAGATATTAATGTAAAATCTGCATATTACGTAATTAGAGATTGTGGATTAATTACTTCAAAATACTTAGTTCCTTTTATTTGGGCATGTTTTAAAGATCCATTTCAATCTTTAAAGGGTAAATTTAACAAAGAAGATATATCTGACTTTTTAAAAAGAGCAGAAAGTGAAAATGATGCTAAACATCTTAAGCACATTATAATAGGAGAAATAAAAAATAGATTTGAAACGAAAGTAGTAACTTCATCAGTTTTTGATTATAGTAAAGAGGAAGATGATATATATGGAAGTTACTATAGTGATGCTGAAGAAGTAGATAACGATACTGTAGAGACAGAGATGACGGAAGAGGAAATGTTTATAAAGTTTTTTGATGTAAGTTAACGTAATAGTCAACAGTATCTTCTAGGGAAAATTTTCTTTGATTTTTTACACTATCTAGTTTTTGATGAATGGTGTTAAGATCGTATCTAAAATCATGCCCTAATCTATCTTCTACAAATTCTATATATCCATCATCTCTACTATACTGAGGGTGTCTCTCTTCTACCGTTGAAATTATTTCATTAACAACATCTAAATTATTCACCGATCTAGAACCTTCAATATTGTATATATCATTTGAGTTACTTTTATGTGCTACTTCTATTATAGCTTTAGCATGATCTTGGGCATGAATCCATTCCCTAACGTTATCTCCTTTACCATAAACAGGAATTTTTTTTCCTTCAACTATTGATTTTATTACAGTTGGAATCAATTTTTCTTCATGTTGTCGCGGGCCGTAGTTGTTGCAGCATCTAGTAATAGTTGCATCAACACCATAAGTAGTAACATAAGATTGTACTATAAGATCAGAGCTAGCTTTTGATGCCGCATAAGGAGACCGGGGCTTAAGAGGATTACTTTCTAAAAACGGTTTATCTTCTAAGAGAAGATGGCCATACACTTCATCGGTTGATACGTGCACCATACGTGATTTATGCTTCTTTGCTAATTCTAAAACATTAGCTGTTCCTCTTACATTACTATCTATAAAGGATAAGGGACTTTCTATTGATCTATCTACATGAGATTCTGCAGCTAAATGAATAATGTAATCTATTTTTTCGTGTATAAAGTCTAAAGGGCTAGCCATATGTAATCTCCAATGATTGTCATTAGCTAGATCAAAACAGTGATTCTCAACCTTGGGATCAGATATAATGTTATCTTTAGAAGAACCTATTCCCATTTTATCTATTTGATAGATTCTCCTTACATTAGGAAGCTTTAACAATTCTTCCATAACATAGGAGCCTATAAATCCGCAACCTCCTGTTACAACGTACGTATTCATTTTTTATTTTTATTAGCTATATCAGGATTTTGCTTTAATGTTTGAATAGTAATAAGATCTTTTAATTTTGTAGTTGACCATTCATGTGAGCGAGTAGTGTAAATAATTTTTGGTGGTAAATCATCTCCAGTAAATGATTCCTTTTCGATGTAATCCTCTCCCAGAATTCTAATATCTGGTTTCCAAAATTTAATTAAATTATAAAGCTCTTCTTCAGTCTGATAAGTATAAACATCATCTATATATTTTATAGCCATTAAAGCTTCATACCTATTATAGAGAGAAATAACTGGCTTATACTTACTCTTTCTATGCAAAGAGGGATCTTTCTGTAAAAATACTATAAACCTATCACAGTGTCTTTTAGCCTCTCTAAAGCATCTAATGTATCCTGGGTGTAATAAATCAAAATTACCAGCAGTAAATCCCAGTAAACCTTCTTTTCGCATATTATATTTTATTCTATAAAAGCATTTTTTCAAGCGCTTTGTTTAGAGCAGAAAGCTCTGTTGTAATATCCCAGTTATACTGTTGCTCTAGTCTTGTTGTGTCTAAAACACAATTAGATCTATTAGCCTTCATTCCAAGTTCATCCATTTCTTTCCAGCTCCAGTTAGGATTTTTTAGACCGGCCTTTATCATTTGATCGACTACTTCTTTAGTTGAAAGGGGTTCTTTATTTGCAAAATGAATAGTTTCATATCCCCTATATTCTTCTTTAATGTAATGGTAAATAAAATTACATAATTCCGGGATATAAGTTTTAGAGTTTAATGTATCAACTAAATTATCATAATTATAAATTTTAGTCAAAAACGATCTTTCGTGTAATGAGTTACAAAAAGGCATTCTTATTCTTAAGTGTAATCCGGTATCACTTAACGTTTCGAAAGCATGCTTGGACTTAGAATAAAACGATGAAGAGTTGCTATATATACCAAAGTTGGGGGTATCTTCTTCTTCCCAATCTTTATCATAACCGGTATATATACAGCCAGATGTAATGTGAATTATTTCCGCTCCCACCTCATTACTAACCTTATTTAAAGATAGAGGAACTTGAACATTATATTTCCAGCATTCTTCTTTTTTAGACTCACCTTCATCTACATTTGGTCTTCCAGTAAAGCCTGAACAATTAATTATTACATTTCTTTCAAGGGGGTTCATTTCATTGAGAAGAGTATAAGAATCTGTATAATCAAGTTCAGATTTTGAATATAAGTTTATATTATTCTTTTCTCCATATCTTCCGGAGTAGCTATTAAGTGTATTATAAAGGTGCGTACCAACGTATCCCTTTCCTAGTATTATTATTTTCATATTAAAAATTTATTTTAATTTTTTCTTGTGCAGTAGTCTGATTTAAATTAATATTATATTCTGTTCGTTTATATAAATCAAGTCTCTTAGTTATATCTACAATGTTTTTGTAGCAATCATAATCCGGTTTTAATGTAATATAGCCCTTGTTATCAATTTTTCCTATATAGTCTTTTTGTGAAGCCTTTTCAACAAGATCGCTTTTCATTACATCACTATTAAAAGTATTCCTATATTTTGTTTCATCAGAAGTATTACCCCACCAATAGATAAAATCTAAATTAAAATAATCAACTTCAATTAGATGCTCGCATCTGTTAACTATATTATGGTGAATACTTTGATCATCGAAATTACTTCTTTCAAATGATGTATAGCCTAGACACTCAAACCAACCTTTTCTTTTTAATGAATGATTAGTAAAAGAAGTGTAGCTAGTTATGTAAACTCTATTTTCTCCAAAATAATAAGCAGGCTCATTTCTATAGCATACTATATCTGGATTTTCTTCATATTTTTTTACATGGTTATTAATACGTTCAGGTAGGAACATATCATCGTCATCTAACGGCATATAAATATCCCAATCCCATGAAGCAAATAAATTTCGTTTAACAGATAAATTTAAATGTAAGTCGAGGTTGCAAATATCTATTTCTTTATCTTCTTTATCTAACTTATATTTTACTCTCTCATCATCATTTATAATTAAAAGTTTTTTATTGTTATAATTAATCTTTTTAAAACTAGCTATTAGCCTAGGAAGATATGAAGGTCGACCGTAGGTAGGTACTGCTATTAAGACTTTAGGTTCAGTCATTTTATATTTCTAACGTATTAGATTCATATATTTTACTATGAGTCTTTGTACATCTAACAAACGTTGCGCATTTGCTTAAATGCTTTAGCTTAGCAGCTCCAACATATGTACATGTACTTCTAATACCGCCTAAAATGTCTTGAACAATATAACGCATAGGTCCTTTATACGGGATAGCAACCCTTCGACCTTCTGATGTTCTATAGTCCTTTAAACCACCATTATGCTTTTCATTAGCTTTTTTACTACTCATGCCATAGAACTCAACATACTCCTTATCATGAATCGTGACCTTTTCACCACCCCCTTCTGTCGACCCGGCTAACATAGACCCTAGCATTACAAAATCAGCCCCTGCACCAAATGCTTTAGCTACATCACCAGGCGTTGTGCAACCGCCATCAGCAATAATATGACCATCTAAACCATGAGCTGCGTCAGCGCATTCAGCAATACAGCTAAACTGCGGATACCCTACCCCTGTTTTAATTCTAGTTGTACATACACTTCCCGAACCAATGCCTACTTTAACAATATCAGCTCCAGCTAAAAGCAACTCTTCTACCATTTCACCTGTTACAACATTACCTGCAATAATGTTGGTTTTAGGAAACGTTCTTCTTACTACCTTAACAAAGTCAACAAGTGATTGTGTGTAACCATTCGCTACATCGATACAAATATTACGAACCGAGGCGTTCTTATTAATACGAGATAACCTCTCGTAATCATACTCATTTCTACCTACAGTTACAGCAACATGTTTACCATGGTTGTCTTTAAGTTCTTCAATAAGCTCCTTTTCATCAATGTCTTTCTTGTAACAAGTAAAGAGATCTAAGTCACTTAAGGTTCGTCCTACCTCTAACGTACCAACCCCATCCATGTTAGCAGCCATAATTGGAATACCATGGTATGAACCACCATATTTAAATTTAAATGTTCTAGTTAGGTCGACCTCTTTTCGTGATGTGAGAGTAGATCTTTTAGGACGAATAAGTACATCATCAAAATCATATTTAAGCTCAGTTTCAATCCTCATACATTATATTTTATATTGTATAAAGCATACATCAAGTACTATTCTAAGTTGTTTAGATGATCAATATGCTCTTTTATTGATTCTATATTAATTTCTTTTTCAGTGAGTGCTTCTTCTACTCCTTCAATTAATGCATCAGCCATACCCTCAAGCTCTCCATCTTCAGCTTTATCTAAAACTTCTTTAACTTCATATAAAGTATCGTAAAGCTTTTCAATTGTTTCATCAAAACTGTTATTTAAATTTTTGGCCATAAAAAGTATTTATTAAACTTGTAATAATTTATAATATTTAAATAATTTTTCTACATCTGATTTTAAATAATTTACATGGTAGCCGGAAAATCGATCGTCATTTAAATAAAAAATGACACACTTTCTACATTTCTTACCAGTTAGCTTTTCATACATATACGCATACATAGAGAGTTGTAAGGCGTATGTATTAAACTCGCATACTTGAAAATGATCTAACGGTTTTAACATTCTCTCTCCAAATGGGGAGCTAAATCTAAATTTCTTATTAGTCTTGAAATCACCTAATGTAAATTCGCCTCCCTTATGCTCATAGATTAAATCAGCTGTACCGGATATTTTGAAAGCTTCATCATAAACTAAATTTTCACTTAGTATTTCACTAAATTTATCAATATGTCTTTCAACAGCCTTATCATAAGATTTAAATAACCAACCATAATTATCTGCTGTTTCTCCATACTTAATGTACTCTTCTAAAAGTTCGTGTATAGCCGTACCTCGTTCGCATGCTTTATTTTTCTCTTTCTCCCAAAGCTCTAGGACCATTTCTTTAGGTACACCTTCTCTTTCAGCAACTCTAGTAGAATGTTTATCTTTATCGAACGGTTTTTTAAATCTGCTTAATAGAGTTGTTACAGAAATAAACTTTTCTCCTGTATCCTTATGAGTATACGTATGAGACTCAGGATCAAAAACAATTTTCACTATAATATTTTACATGATAAAATGAGAAAGTCAAATAAATAAATGTATGGGCGTAAAGATTTCAGACCTACCAGCAGCAACTCACCTATCGGGTTTTGAAACCCAACCTTTTGTACAATGTGGCCAGACAAGGCAAACTTCGGTAAGTAGTATATTTACCGGGTTAACGTCTCAGGGAGATGGGAGATATTTTTGCTCGACTACAATAGCTGGTAACCAACAAGGAGTAATTACTCTAGGAGGTGCAGGAGGTGCTACTATAGGAATAGGGCTTTCGACAGGAGATAGCCCAGGTTTTGCTTCTATTACTACTGCAGGTTTAACTTTAACAGGTGGTAATATTACCGTTGGTAGAGGTTCTTTATCTGCTAATAATATATCGGTAGTAACTAATTTGACAGCTAGTAGTATAGAGGGTACAACTCAACTATCTGCTGGTACGGGTGGTATAACTACCTCTGGTAATTTAAGTTCAGGTAGAAATATAGCAGCTACAGGATCAGCTTATATCGGGAGGGAACATATTATATCAGGAACTGGTTCTAGTATTTTAGGTGGATGTAAGAACAATTTAGGAACAAGTACATGTGCAACTATAGCAGGTGGTTGTTGTAATTCCGGAAGAGCTGGTTCTTTTATTGGAGGAGGAATATGTAATGTTGGTTGTGGAAGTTGTGTTGTTATAGGGGGAGGGGAATGTAACAGCGTATCAGCTAACTTTAATGTTGTAGGCGGAGGAAGACAAAATGATGCTGCTGGAGATATGTCAGTTATAGTAGGTGGTTGTGATAATAACACTAATGCAACATGTGCTACGATAGGAGGAGGAGTTCAAAATAATATTAACTCCGGAGCTAACGGTTCTACTATAACAGGAGGTCAAAACAATACTGTTGGGGCTACTTTAGGTACTATTGCTGGTGGTAAGCAAAATAATGTTTGTGCAAATGCTAGTTTTATTGGCGGAGGATGCTGTAATACAATAAAATGTACTCATCCTAATTCTGCAATCGTTGGAGCTTCATACATGGATTCTGTAAGCTCTAACATGTTACATGCTTGTACGCTATATCTTATGGCTTCAGCTCTACCTACTTCAGATCCCGGAGTCGCGGGGGTAGTATATTTGAGTGGCGGTGGTGCAGCAGGGCATACTTTAATGATAAGTAAGTAAGTTGCATTAATATGCTTTATTGATTAACTATATCAATGGGTACAGCTATTTTTAATATTGAAGGCGGTATAGGTAAACATGTAGCAGCTACAGCAGTAATTAGTGCATATAAAAACACCTATCCAGAGAAAAAAATTGTAGTGGTTTGCGCTTGGCCTGAAGTATTTTTAGGTAATGAAGATGTTGAAAGAGTATATCGATTAGGAGTTGTACCGTATTTTTATAGAGATTTTATTTATAATAAAAAGGATGTAGAGATATTTGCACATGATCCATATAGAGAAACTTTTCATGTTACTAAGAAGAAGCATTTAATTGATACTTGGTGTAATTTAGTAGGTGTAAAAAGGAGTAAGGGTAAGCTTAATTTAAATTTTAATATAAGGGAAAGAGATGCTATAGATCCTGAGTTATCAAAAATACAAAAAACTAAGCCTCTATTAGTCTTTCAACCTTTTGGAGGTCCGGGTAAAAATCATCAACCACATCCTTACTCATGGGTTAGAGATATACACCCAACTATAGCGCAAAATATTGTTAACGCACTTCATGAAAAATATATTATACTTCATGTTTGTTATGATTTTCATCCAAATTTACAAAACGTAGTAAGATTTGAAAAAACTGTAGCTAAGAAAGAGTTATTTAATTTATTGAGATACTCCGATAAGCGACTGCTTATAGATTCTTCCCTGCAGCATGCTGCAGCAGCAATGGAGCTACCTTCGACAGTAGTCTGGGTGGGTACTTCACCGAAGATCTTTGGTTACGATCAACATAGAAATATAACCCCTCCAAAAGAATATCCTAAAGGACACGTAGATAGTTATATATTTGATTATAATTTTACAGGGGTTATGCATGAGTGTCCTTATAATGATATAGGGAATTTACACAACGTTGAAGAAATACTTAAAGATTTTTAACTCTGCAGTACTGTTAATACGCTGCTAAGAGCGTCATAAGAAGAGGCCCAGCCTGCCTCGTTAGCTGTAATGAAAGTAAATTTACCAACTGCTGAAAGAGAACTACTTGGTAGGTAGACAGTTGCTATATTATCGTTACCTACGCTAAACTTTTGGTTATCTAATTTATATCCGCTTATTGTAGGGCTTACCGCTGATGTAATTTCTTGATAGTTAGAAAAGAAATCGCTGACGTTAGATGAAAGATACCAATTATTATTAAAATCAAATCTTTTACCATATAATAGATATGTATTGTCTCTACTACTTAAAGCGCCTGTATTACCTCTAAGAGGAAAAAGAGATCCTGTTGTAGAGTAATATAAATTAGTAAATTCTGGTATAGCAGATATAGCTGCTAGTTCTGAATAATTTGTAGGTACTGAGCTGTTATAGCTAGATAAAGCGGAATAACCTTGTTGTTCGTAAGTTAAAAATTCAACTGGTTCATCTAATGGATTAAAAAGTCTATTCCTTAAATCTACATTAATAAAATTATTATTTACCTCATATATGGTACCAACTGTATCTTTTTGCTCAGGAAATAGCCACCCTTTAATGGTAAAGGACGTATCAATTACAACCCTAAACTTATCAGAATAAGTTGTGTCTGTAGGAGTATTGTAGTTTAAATTACCAGACCATAGTACTTCTGATCTTATTTCTTGATCAAATTCAGCTCCAAAATCTTGAGGCACTTTCCAGGATAAAATTATATAAGGATTATTGTAGGGTGCGAAGTTAGAAACTATCTGATCTGCGTCAGCCATGTAACGAGTCATTATTGACATGTTAACTTCTAGGTTTACCGGAACAGGCATTAAAAACTTAGATGATTTTTCTGGAGCATCAGTTAAGCTTGCTGGTACAAATGTCGGTGTTAACTTGTTAAAGACTCTACTCTCGTCTCTCGTTACACTAGCTAGATTTACAGCAACTACCGGTAATGTTAAATTTTGCGCTCTATTAACTATATCATACATTACGCGTTGCTTAGGTGCAAATACATAACGTACTTCTACATTTTGTTTTGGGTTTCTGCTCCTATCGAAACGAGATATAACGGTATCGTCAAACGCTGCTATAAACTGCGTAAGTAGATCTTTAATTTCAAAATGAAAGGCTCTATTTTTCAATATATATATTTATTAGCAAAACCTATCTATAAAGTACTTCGGAAGCTTATGTTTATTTTTAATAATACTTTCTACTACCGCGGCATCTAAAATATATGTCGTGCAGTAATCTTTATGAGATCTTACACCCCTACCACAAGATTGTATAAGAGAACAAAGCATTTTATTCTCATACCATATAAAATCGTCTTTCATCATCTTTTCTATTCGCTTATCTTTGGTAGGTAAATAAGGAGCTTTAATAATAATTTGAAATCTAGCTAAATCATCCCTTAAATCAACGCCATAAGACATGGAAGGAGATATAAGAACAGTAGGCTCATTACTGTTAGTATGCTGATCAAGTATTTCTTCATTACGAATACCTGGCTCTCTAGCTAGAAATCTCCTACCGGAAAGTCTGTCAGCTATATAACTTGTAATTGTTTTATTACGTGAATGTATTATACCTTTATCGTTTTTATGAAATTTGCATATCTCATCAATCTGCTTTACTATTTTCGGCAGATTTTTATCCATATTATAATAATTTAGTTTTACTTTAGT